GATAGGATACGCGCACGATTATACAGCATAATAATCCCGGAAATAATGAATCAGATGGAAGCCATGAAAACAAGAAAAGAGGCCGCCCGTGAATTATGGGTAATATATTGCGCCTACGAGGTGCGCCCCGTGAAATTTGCCACAATTTACCGCCGCATTTGGTTCGACGGGTCTAACTGGAGGCTGATAGGATACGCGCACGATTATACAGCATAATAATCCCGGAAATAATGAATCAGAATTATAAACTTACATTGTATGCCGTTCAGGTATACGGCGTGCGGCTCTCAGACTACCACGAGCCGCGACCCGTTGAAATACTATGCAACAGCGAAGAAGAACGAAATATAATTCGGGAAAGGGCAAAAAATGGTAACCTTTATGACGAATTTAATTGCTACTATATCAGTGAAGAAGAGGCGTGCCGCTCGATAGATTGGGCATTATTCATACTTAATATAATATACTCGAACCATGAAAAGCACTAACAATACCATAAAGGCCGCCGCGCTGGTGGTAATCACGGCTTTGTGCTGCTGGATTCTGTTCCGAAGCACGCTGCGGGTAGAATCGGTACACAGGACGAAGAGCGGGTACCTCGTCGAAGTTTCAGCCCTCGGCGGGACGGAAATACACGAATGCAGTTTATAAACACAAAAAAACCAGAAAGCCATGACACACGTTAATTTCACTACCTCGGGCGTTACCCTTACCGATCCCCAAGTAGCCCGCATCAGGGAAGAGATCGAGAATACCCGGTTCCGTTCCGCTTGGGACAATGGCGTAAAACTGTATGCGCTGGATATCCTCGGCGACTATTCCAAAATGCTGGATTACGCGAAGGAAACAGGGGGTTATACGCCGCGATTTATCGAAACTGCTTTGCTGCTGGGTGCTGAGAACTGGATGGCATACAGCGAGGGAGGTTGCTCGCTCGTGTACAGCGCGGACATAGCCAAACGCTTGTGCAGTCCCTCGGAGATGAAGCGTAAAACGAGCCGGTCGGGAATGATTCTGCCGCCGAACCGGATCGAAACATGGATTCAGGTACAAGGGCGGGCGCTAAATCAGGCGTGGCGACTGCTTCGGGATACGGCGCTGACAGTATGCAAGGCATAAGCCCACGAGTGACAGCGGACATAACAATTATATCAAATTAAAAATCAATTACTTATGAAAACAATGAACGAACTGGCAGAAAGGGCGTACGCCCTTACCCAGGAGATGCCCCAGGACACGATAAGCGCGATACATATTTTCCGCGAGACGCAGGAGATCGGGGCGTACGTGAAATATAGCTACGAGGCCTTGAAGGCTATCGAAGATATCGCAGTACGCCGAGGCATCGGCGCAAGTACGATCCTTAGGGAAGGCGTGATAACCACCCAAATACAGGAACAGGATTTGCGGATATGGATAAAGATCGAGTAAGGCAGCTACTCGCCCTGTGGGCGGTAGTGCTGGCAGGAATGGCCGCCTTTGCGGCGGTCGTCCTCCTGCACCTTCGGAACAACGCATTTTAACAAAAATTACACTAAAAAAAGACGAAAACAATGAAATGGATCGAAGCGGCCAAAGGAGGCCAGGGTTATGTACTGAGCGCCGAACTGAAAGAAAGGCGCGACACTATCGAAGCTCGCGCAGCGGAGGTGCTAAAGAAATCGGGCGCCACGCCGTGCACACTCTACGGGATCGTCGACGGATCACCCGTCGTCTCGTCGGTAGAAATAGGGATCAAGGACGGAGAGGGCTATATGTTGTTGTATCCATGCGCGAGATGGTGGAATGTAACGGAATTCAAACTGCTGAAGATGTTGCCCGTGTATCCCGAATGCAATGGCTATATGGACGTCTGCACCGATGAGCCCGCATGCATTACCAAGGATTCCACGGCGGAGGACGTGGAGGCATGGCGGGCATTCAACCAAAGACGCGCCGAAAGGTATGAGCAGACGCGACAATTGGCTATCGCCAATTACAGGATATACAACGAGACGATAACCCAGGTGTGTCCAGGGTTTGAGGGATCGGGGTCGGGTTGTATACAGAATTTCTCGGTAATTCGATCCGGCATGCGTTTCACGGCTCGATATTTCAAGCATGAGGGGACGACCTTCAGCATGGAGTTGGAGCATGGGACAAAGGCCACCCCGGACGGGTTCAAACTGATTTCTGCAAACTACTACGGCAAGGAGGGGCACGAACGCCTAAGAAAGGATATCGACTTTCTCGACGAGATCGCCGCGGCAGTAGAGGAGGGGGACATGTCGCAAGTGCATCAACTGGTGGGCGACTGGCGGAAAGAACTGGACGACTACCTCGCGTTAAACGAAAAAGAATGCGGCACTTATGATGACGGATCGGGAGACGAAGCAGCAGTTGCAGAAACGAAGGAATGACGAGTTTGTACAAATACTCAGACGGTATGCCGATCAACACGACAGCGTAATATGCTGGCGAAATATAACGCCCTATTGCATTCGGGTTTACCAGCGCTTAAAATCATGGGGGAGTGTGTGGGAGCCGGGAGAACTGAAACCCAAACGCGCGCTGATCTATTCGGGTGCCCGCCGTCAAATACTGGACTTGTACCCCCTTGGTCTTAAATTCCATGCCCTTCGGTTCAACAGGCGCGGGATAATAAGGGGAAGATGGGAGGATAAAATTAACCAATTGATAAATATGACCATACAAGATGATAACACGAACGACCTATAAAACACGACAAGAGTGGTTGCACGCGCGCAACGACACCCCCGTTATCGGAAGTTCCGACGTTGGGACGATTATGGGGCTTAATCCCTATATGACGCCGTACCAGTACTGGCGCGTAAAGAAAATGGAGACCTTGGAGACCGCGGCCGAAGAGGATAACGACAGTATGATCCGAGGGCGCTTCAAGGAGGACGCGATCGCCCGCATGTTCGAGCAGGCGACCGGGGAAAAGATCGTCAAACGATCCGAGCAGATCGAGGTGTACCGCAATGACAAATACCCGTCCTACATGCAGGCAGCACCCGACAGGGAAGTGTTCGCCGCGGGCCGGAGTACGCGGTATATCCTGGAGTGCAAGGACACGAAAATGCACCTGCCGGAACTGACGCCCGAGACGGTTCCTATGCTGTGGTACACGCAGATCATGTACCAAATGGGGATCATGGAACGCGATGCGGCGTACATAGCCGCGGAGGAGGGAGGCAAGCGGCTCGTGTATGCGCTATTCGATTTCGACCGATCCAAATTCGCCTATATCGTGGAGTACTGCCGGGATTGGTTCGAAAGGTACATTTTGGGCGACGAAATACCCCCGGTGGAGACAGGCCAGGACGTTATACTGGCATGGCCTGTGTCGGAAGCCGCCCCGCGGGAAGCAGATGCGGAGATACGGGATATTATCGCGTGGGTGCGGGCGCAGCGGTCGAAGGTAGCCGCCATGCAGGCGGAGATCACCAAGGCAGAAGAGCGGGTTAAGGCGTATTTCATGCAGTACGACACCATAACCTACGACGGGCGACCGCTGGCTACATTCAAGACTGTAACAAGCCGCAGGCTGGATTCGAAGGCATTAAAGGCGGACAATCCGGACATATACGCCAAGTATGTAAAGGAGAGTACGACGCGGCAATTATTATTCAAATAACATGAAGACGAAGCGAGAAATAACAGCACGGGAATACGAGGAGGTGGCAAGCCGCCTCACGGACGCCATCAACGGGAATACATACTTCTCCGACAGCATCTCGGGCGAAGGCTGGCGTTTCACCCCCTCCGTTATGGTGTATTGGCACACCGATACACTGGGATCGGGAGAAAAGGAGACGCGGATGGAAAAACTGGTGTGGATATGGTGGGAGTTCCACACGTTCGACGCGGAGGGTAGCGAGGTACTAAACGATTTCAAAACATCAACCTTAGAGCTTTTTTTAGGAATATGACAACCATAACAGACAAGAACGAACGCGCAATGCGCGAGGGGATGGTGGCCAAGACCACAACCCCGAATTTGCAGGAGATGATCGCCCTGCTGGAGGACAAAAAAGGAGAGGTGCAGGCACGCCTGCATGCGGTGCTCGGCGACAGGGCTCCGATATTCACGCAGGCCGTCCGCAACCTGCTGGTGGCTCCCGAGAACAAAATGCTGCGAGAGTGCACGCCCAAATCCATCATGCGCTCGTGTATGGCCTGTGCAACAACGGGGCTGTCCCTCGATCCGGCATTCGGGCAGGCCGCCATCGTCCCCTTCACTGAGACCACGTACAAGAACGGGCAGCAGGTAGTCACCAAAAAGGCGGTGTTCATGCCGATGAAAAACGGACTGGTGCAACTCGCCAACAATACCGGGATGATCCAGCGGTTAATGGCTGCTCCGGTGTATGAGGGAGACATAAAGTACCACGACCCTTTTACGGGTGATATGGAGTACAACCAAGAGCCGCACGAACGCACAAAACTAATCGGATATGTAGCCTATCTGCGCTACATAAACGGCGGCGATCACTACCTGTACATGACGGTCGAAGAGCTGGAGGAGCACGGCAAGAAGTACAGCAAAAGCTACTACAACAAAAGCGGTTTGTGGCAGAAAAACAAGCCTGCCATGTATGAAAAGACGGTCATTAAACGCATCTTGATGAAATGGGGCAGCATGGATGTAATGGCCAACTCGAAACTCATCACAGCGCTAAAATACGACATGGCAACCCCCTCCTCGATGGATCTGTCGCAGGCAACCCCCGAGTATGTCGACGGAGTGGACGACAATATTGCGGCTGTCGAAGAGCAGGAGGCCATGGATGTGACTGACGAACCCGAAAAATAACAGAAAAAGATGGAACCGAAGCAGAAAGAGACAGTAGTTACAATAGCCGAATACGCCCGCAGGTGCGGAATCACCTATCGGGGTGTGCAGATGCGCATTGCCAGTGGGCGAGTGAAAACAGTGAAATTCGGGGGCGTGGACTTCATAGATACGACAATCTATCCTCCTGTGCCCCGGCAAGACGTAAAAACTCATGAACGATGATATGAACACGGCGCAGGAATGGCTCATCGGCCTCGTCCTGTTCCCAATACTGATGTTGTCGAACTTTATAGGATATGCACTCGGCCTGCCTCCGCAGGCCGGGGGCGAATCCGAGGCTGAGGATTCGGAACCGACAGAAGCGGAAGCGCTGGAAATAAACGAGGAATTGCAGGCGGATGCAATACGAGCTCTCAAAACTTTGGGATTCCCCAGAGAAAGGGCAAAACAGGCCGTTTTAGAGGCTTTGAATGCCGATCCGGATGCAACAATCGAAGAGATTGTAAAATGCGCCCTAAGGCGCCAAAAATAGGCAACATGAATGAATGCAGATTTCATACGATTCCCGGAGTACAGGGGGGGGGTGAAGTTTAAGCCCATCGACGAGTTCCCGGGGTATTGGATCGGAGAGGACGGAACGGTGGTGTCTACGCGGCGCGGAGACCCCCATGTGTTGAAGGTGGATTACAATGCCGACGGGTACGTAAGGGTGCGGTTATTCAACCGTTTAGGGAGGTACAACTACTTTGTTCATCGCCTTGTAGCTGAGGCTTTTACCCCAAAAAGGGAGGGGGACAAAATCGTGGATCACCTTGATACGAACGTCGAGAACAACAATGCCTCGAATCTGAGGTGGTGCCGGGACATGAAGGAGAACATGGCCAACCCGCTGAGTGTAGCCAAAAGACAGAGGGCGGCGGCAAACAGACACAGCCGCGCAGCGAAGAGGAAGGCATACATGGAGGAGATCATGAGGCAGGCAATGACGGACACTCCGTTCTGATTTTTTTTGGAGAATGGAAAAGTTTGTTTATATTTGCGGTGTGAATGCTCGGGCAGGGGCAAAATGTGACTTACCGCTTTAGTAGATACCGGGCTGCCCCCCGGTATCGAACGAGCGGTTTTTTATTTCAACGAATATGAAAGAATCCATGGTAATACCTCGAAGTCTGCTTACAGCGACCAACCGTCTTTCGATGACCGAAAAAGGGGAGGTGCTGGATGCGATCATGCGATATGGATTCGACGGAGAGGAGTATAGCGGAGATTCGGTAGTGGTGGCTATGATATTCGACCTTACCAAGCCATACATAGACGAAAACAACAAGAGGTACGACGCTGTGGTTGAGAGGAATAGGAATAACGGCAAAAAAGGCGGACGTCCTAAGTCCATAAAAAACCCAGAAAAACCCAACAAAACCCAGACGAACCCAGTGGGTTATTTTGGGAACCCAGAAAAACCCAACAAAACCCAGACGAACCCAGACGAACCCAGAGAAACCCAGACGAACCTTGATACTGATACTGATACTGATACTGGTAGTATTATATCTTCTCGTACTAACGTACTCGAAGATGCCGAGATAGTAACAGAGAATATTTCTATTGCTGGTAAAAACAAAAAAAGCGCGCGCGAAAAAATCGAGACAGCCCAAGAGGTGACATGGCGCGACAGCTTCGACGTTTACCTGCAATCATGCCGGGAAGCATGGTGCAGATGGATGCAGGACAAGGAGTGGATGGCGGAAAGGGAGCGCTTCAATCCAGGGGTCGACGTCTCTCTCACCCTCGAAAAGGCATGCAAGGAGTATTGGGCGACGGAGGCTGGATGGCTGCACAAGAAAAAGGGAAGGGGAAAGACGATAGACTGGAAACGCATTTTTGAGTTCGCAATATCGCAGAAACAAAATCGAGTGTGGAAAAATGGAAAGCAAGGAAAGACAACAGGGGCGGGAGGTCTCTCGGACGAAGAGCGGGCTGTGTTTGAGCGCATCCTCGGCGCCAGCCGCCCTGTATAGCCCGGTGGATGGAATGAGGACGTGTAGGGCTATGTCCACGCCGATAAAATGCGCTCAGTCGGGAATGGAATCCCTGTCGGGGCTTCGGCGAATCCACGGAGACGAGCTCGTTATATCCTGCATGGCGCTATGGATCGACGATCTGCAATCGTTTCTCAACATATCCGCCAAGATGAACAGGTTTCAAATCATCGAGACGTGTTCCATGATCCTGGAGGATTTCTACGCGCTAAACCTGGCAGACGTACGACTTGTGATGACGCGGGCCAAAAAAGGACAATACGGCGCATTATACGGGCGTCTCGACGGGCAGATAGTCTACCAGTGGTTCGCGGAATACTTCGACGAGCGGTGCGCAGAATGCGGCCGGGCAGCAGACGCCGAGGCAAAGGTGAGGGATTCCCAGCTCGCGGCTATGTCGCCGGAGCAAAAAAAGAAGATTCTGGAATTATGGAGCAAACAAAAAAAATCACAAAAATGAAACAGGAGACAAAAGCAACCATCGCCTATTTGGCAGCAATCATTTTCGTTATCATCTGCATCGCATTGATGGCTGTGACCCCCGCGTATGGCCAAAATCAAACGGTGATAAAGGATTCCAAGGGGGAAGTGGTATACATCAAAATCAAGACGGCCAGCGGGTACATTGTCAAGGACAAAAACGGCGTCCTGCTTTACACCGTGGTAGAGAACGACACGGAAAAGAGAGTTTACGACGCCTCCGGACGTCTAATTTCGGTAGAGAAAAAAGCGAAAAAATGAAGACTATGAAAGATCAAGTAACGAGCATCGAGCAGTCGAAGCGGCTGATCGAACTGGGAGTGCCCGCGGACAAGGCGAGCATGGTGTGGGAATTGGCTCATGGTGCAGCGGGCGAAATAAACTACGAGCTCAAAATTTGGCAGGAGTGTAAGCTGGATAAGATTCTGGCCTATCAAGAATTTCCCGAATCTTTTATCCCCGCCTTTACGGTCGCCGACCTGCTGGAAGTATTGCCAAAAGCTATATGGGACGATGTAAAGGGATGGAGCCTGTTAGTCATAAGATTCAGAAGCAAAGGCTTTCCGAGGGTCGGCTATGAGGCCGAACAAGGGATTATATGGAGTTGTGGCGAGGTATCGCTTTCGGGCAATATCATCGAAACAATTGACTGGGTGGTAGCTAACGGATACGGATTGGACACATGAAACTGCCTATCGAAGTTCACAACAAGTTGATCCCGTTCAAGGGATTCAGCTGGGTAACATGGCTTTTGTGGTCTTTTACCCGGAAGCCGATGGCGTGGAGCATGGACGAGACTACGCGCCGCCACGAGGGGATTCATTGCTGCCAGCAGATTGAGTTGTCCGTGTTGTTTGCGGCAATCCTCTTACCTGTCGCCATCAACTACTCGTTCGCCTGGTGGGGCTGGGCGCTTACGGTGGTCGGCATTCTATTCGCCGGCTGGATTTGCTACGGCATTTCGTGGCTGATCGAAGTGCTTATCCCGCCTTATCCGGGCGCGTACTACTACACTTGCTTCGAGACCGAGGCATACAACCACGAGGATGATCCGGACTACTTGAAGCGGCGCATACCGTTCTGGGGCTGGATTTCCTGCATACCAAATCGGAAAGTAAAACACAAAAGATAACCAACCATGAAAACACTTTATCTCTGGGTTTCAGACAAAGGCTGGACACCCTTTCAGTACAATGAACTTTCTGAATTATCCTCCGAATTTGAGGCGCGAAATATCAAACTGGGCTACGGGTGCAAACTGGGCTACGAGTGCAAACTGGGCAACGGGTGCAAACTGGGCAACAGGTGCGAACTGAGCAACGGGTGCAAACTGGGCAACTGGTGCGAACTGGGCGACGAGTGCGAACTGGGCAACAGGTGCAAACTGGGCGACGAGTGCGAACTGGGCAACGGGTGCAAACTGGGCAACAGGTGCAAACTGGGCAACTGGTGCAAACTGGGCAACGGGTGCAAACTGGGCGACGAGTGCGAACTGGGCAACTGGTGCGAACTGGGCAACAGGTGCGATGTTCCGAAATCGCTATTTATAAGCGCATCTCGTCATACAGTATCCTATTGGGGTGAGGATGTTATTCAAATAGGATGCAAACGCTACACCATTTCCGAATGGCAGAAGCATTTCCGAAAAATTGGCGAGGCCGAAGGCTATAGTCCCGAGCAGATGGAGGAATACAAAGGGTATATAGACCTGATCGCTGCAATGCACAAGACGTGGGCGTTACACTAAAACATCCTAACCATGAAAAGCGAAAAAGCAAAACAATATTTGTTGAAAGTGGTAACACCGATAGCGATGATGTATCCCGATTGTCCGGGAGAATGCGATATTAAGCTAATAGAGGCAAAACGGGCTATCGAGCTTGCCGAGCAGGAGGCCGAGGAGCGGATGCGGAAGAAAGCGGCGAAGGCATATTGCCGAGACTGTTGCTGTACGGTAGTAGGTAAATGCGGAATAGGATCGGAAAATTGTGTGGCATTACGAGATTTCATCCAAAAACTGAACGAGAATGAAAACGATTGAGGAAAGGGCAAAAGCATTTTGAAAATGCGAATATATGTCGTAAACAGATGGCGGAATCCGGACTGCGGTCATTTTATACTGCTCGGCCTGAGTAAATTTTGGTTCAGACCAAGTAGCTATAAATTGTCGGTTCACCTCTTCGGAATTGAGATCGCCGCCAAGATCGACAGAATCAATAAATTCTCCACAAAATGAAACTTACACGCGAAGAGCTGAGACTGAATTACAACGCGGCCTGCAACGCCTATCTGGCCGCTTTCTGCGAAAAGCACGGCTACGATTATGAGCCTGATGCGTGGGCAGGCGACGACCCCGGGGGAATTGCAGAGGTCGGCGATCTGTTCGTGAGTATGGCCGATATGCTGACGGACATCGACCGGGACGCTCCGGAGGAGGAATACATCAAGTACTACGACTACCGTATGCGTGTCGGAGGGATTTGTGGCGGCAAATTGGAAACCCCGAATTACGACAGCTGGCTGCGGGGATGCCCGCGGATGGACGAGGAGCAAATAGCTCGGCTGGAGGAATTGCAACGGGATGTGCGTAGTGCAGAGATGAATTTGAAGGTCGAGATCGACAGAATTAACAACCTCAAACAAGAATAGTTATGCGAGAGAGTAAATTCAGAGGCAAGCGTATAGATAACGACAAGTGGGTTTATGGAGACCTGATTCATTGCTACGGCGCAGACGCAGGCCGGATATTTATCAAGACCTTTACAGGATTATATGAAGTTGATCCCACTACCGTCGGCGAGTATATTGGGCTGAAAGACAATAACGGCACGGATGTTTGGGAGGGAGATATAGTAGAATGGGAAAATCTCATGAAAATCAATAGGCGTAGCGTAATTGCCTATCGAGATCGGATGTTCTGTTTTGTAGATGCGAACAATGAACCTGAGGAAATTTGGTGTTGTTCATTTACGAAAATAGGTAATATCCACGACAACCCGGAATTACTTAAAACAGAATAACATTTATGAAGTTTACAACACCGTGCTTTGTCCGTGTCGAGGATATGGAAAAGCGAAAAGAATTGATAGCTTGGTTAAACCAACTCGGCTATAATATCTATGATTGGTATTGGGGAAGATGCATCCGGATTATACGATGCTGGAATACGCCTAAGGGCGTCAGTAAGGCGGTTGGCTATCCGTGTAAACAAGTGCGAAAAACCGACATAGACTGTGGCGAAAACATTGAGCTATTCAAGGCGCTGGCGGCGATGACTGATGATAGGGATGATGTCAACCAATGGTATGTATTCGCAGCTGATTACTATTTCGGAGAAGAGGATGTATACTACCATCGCGGGCATGTTATCAGCGGGATTGATATGATTTACGTCTTTGAAGATTGGCGTAACGCCTTGTATTATTGCCGAAAGGCTACGGCAGATGAAATCATTAAACATTTAAAAAAATCTTAAAGAATTTTACATGATGAAACCTTTTGACTTAGCGGCCGCCAAAGCAGGCGCGGCGGTGTGTACGAGGAGTAAAAAACCAGTAGAAATCATAACCACGAACGGAAGAGTAGGCAAATTCCCGATACTCGCATACGTCGGTTCTTCGGTTCGCGTGAGGTCGTTCTCGGCAAATGGTCAATATGGGTATAAATATGAATCGGCCGACGACCTGATGATGCGCGACGACGACTACGCCGAGAAGCTGGCGCGGGGAGAGTACGGGAACCATATCGAGGATAAGGTCGAAAAGGTTGATCGGGAGCACTTGAGGCGCGAGCTATCCGAAAAGATTATGGTGGCAATGATTAGAGAATTGGCGGGGAAATCCCCGCATAGCACCAGCAGTAACATTACAGTATACGAAGCTATGGCAGCCGATGCCGTATCATACGCCGATGCCCTCCTTGAAGAGCTGGAGAAGAAAAAATAGATCGGAGCGGGCTTGTATGATAAAATAATTTACTATATTTACTGCATGGAAATTATTTTATCGAAAATAGGGATGCTGCTCGAACGCCACTTTGGCGTATCGCTGGAGGAGATACGGACACCCTGTCGGCGCCAAAGGGTCACGGACGCCCGAACGGTATTCATCCATATCATGTACTTCCACAAGCTCATGAACGGAGTGAAGCTGTCGAACTACCTGAACTGTACGAGCCGGAATTCATACTACCATATCCGCAAGTTTGAGGATATGAAGGAGATAAAGGCGTACAGCAAAATAATATCGAAGTTTGAACACGAGGCGAAATTGGAGATTGAATCATGGCGGGAATCTTATATGCCGAAATAGACCTGAAAAAGATACCTGTTGACGTGATAGAAGAGTTTGTTCGCAATAACGGAGAGTTGGGAGCCAAGGTTAAACTTTGCATCGCGCCGCTCAAAAAAATAGACAAATTCGGGCACACGCATACCGTATATCTTTACCAGCCCAAACCGGAAGTAGGGGAGCGAGGCAAACCTACCTTTATAGGAAATGGGAGAATGCTGCGACCGTCGTACAGATGGCAGGATGATGCCAAGCAAAACCCCGAACCCGATAATGAACCATAAAGCCATGAAACACTTGGTGTATCTGCGTTCCGGCAAAGTGGCCGAGGTCGACGCCCTCCGTTTCCAGTGTGTTGACCATAAGAACCAAATATACAAATTTTACGACAAGGTGGATGAGTATGCGCTAAACGAACAGGTCGTTTTCATCGCAAACAATCCGGACGCCATAAAACCCATAATACACAAACAGAAAGATGAAAAATCAGACTTCTATTCTGAATGAGCTGTTGGCCACCCTCGAAGTAGCCTACTCGAACGCCAAAGGGCGTCATTGGATGGTATACGGCACGCCCTTCCGATCCCTGCACCTGCTGCTGGACGATACTGCGGCCACGCTCCGGAAAGGCGCCGACAAGATGGCCGAGACCATCCGCGTGCTGGATGGCATTCCGCTGCATACGATGACGCAGTTCGTGGATTCGTCTCAGATCGAGGAGGCGCTTACGATCCCCGATGCTCTGACCATCGCGCGCGAAATGCGGGACGACCTAAACGAAATCGTCGCAATGGTGCATGGAGGGGTTGATGCAAAAGTGTTCGACCCTACCACCGAGAACGACGTGCTGAATATCACGAGCGAGATTCGGCACTGGATTCTGTTTTTCGACGGAATCATATCCAACTGGACGCCCGCTATACCGAGAATACCTGAATTTTAACTTTATATAAAATGGACAACAAACTGAAAATCGGGTTGATAGCTGCTGCGGTAGCCGTGGTAGCCATCATTGTGTTCAACTTCCTGCCGGGCAGCATTCGAAGTGCTGGAACCATCGGATTCCTCGCGGGGGTAGTATCGGGATGGTTTTTACACTCGTGGTACGGCACCATCGTCGACAAAGAGATCGACGCATAGGAGATGAACAGGCTAACGTCGGCCATCATCGGGGCAATTATAGCCATGATCGCACTTTATAGCCTGCGGTCATGGCTTTGTTGCACCCCATCGAAACCGGAGATCGAATGCCGCGTCGATACGGTGGTCATAAGGGAGTATGTAAGAGATACCGTCATTATAACAAATACGCATCAAATTTCGAGGATCGACACGGTGATGGTATATCTGCCCGGCGACACGGTTAAAGTGGCTGTAACGCTTCCGTTCGAGCTCAAGACATTTCAGACCGAGAACTACCGCGCAACGGTGTCCGGGTATAAGCCCATGCTCGAAAGTATAGACCTGTTCGTGCCAACCAAGATCATAACGCAGACCCATCACACCACGACGATCATGCCGCCTACATGGGAAGGGGGGATAGTAGTGGCCGCGCAGGTTGCCCCCGGATGGAACAATCAGTTTATGGGCGCGCGCGTGCGATACAACAAGGGGCGGTTCAGCATCGAGGGAACCGTCGGGTACAACCCCTTCGATGACGCCCCATACGGAGAGGTGCGCGGAGGGTTTAATATTTGGAGGAAATGAAGCTGAGGGCGCCTAAAAAGCCAGCAAAACCGAAGACCGAAGGATTCAGAGATCGGCCGAAGGTAACATGCAAGTCCTGCAAATACCTGTCGGCCGAAAAGAATATGCACCATATTTGCCCCAAGACGGGCATGGTGACGCACATAAACACCGAAAAGATTTGCATATACCATGAACAGCAAAGTGTCAATACAGGTCAAGCCGCTGACGGTAAATAGGGCATACAAAGGGCGCCGATTCAAAACCAGCGAGCACGATGCCTTCCGCGCAGAATGCCTCTTAAAGCTCCCGGACATAGAATTACCGTCTCCTCCGTTCGAGGTGTGGTATGAGTTCGGATTCTCCAATACTCAGTGTGACTACGACAACGCGGTAAAACCGTTCCAGGATGCGCTGCAAGAAAGATATCAATTCAACGACAAATTAATCTATAAAGCACATATCCGCAAGTACATAGTGCCCAAGGGGTGCGAGTTTATATCATTCAATATCAAATCATTAGCAGATACAACATGGGAACAACAAAACGAGTAGTATTCTCCTCGTCGCTCTTGAAAGAGTGCAAGGACATGGTAGCTTCATCGGTCATCGACATGCTCGAATCCATAGCCGAGAAAAGCGACAACCCGAAGGTGACCATCACCTCCACGTGGCGCAACCCCTATCGGCAGGCGATGGCCATGTACAACAATCTGGTCGCCGGAAAGCGCATCCGCTACCGGGAACCCGGCAGGAAGGTGACCGAGCTGTTCGACGACTGCCAGGATAAGGGCATGGACAAAGAAGAGACCATCGGCGAGATGGCCAAATTTATCAGTCGGCTTAGCGAAAAGGGAGAACGGGTGTCCAAGCACTGTGTGAGCGCCGAGGAGTATCGGAAGGTGAATGTGCTGGACGTGAGTATGACTATGAATAAACCCGTGGAGTTCCTGGTCGCAGCACTGGACGAACCGCGCGTCATCAAAGTGATTTCGCCCGTATCTATTCCCGGCAAAAACCCTAAGTTTTCGTATGACCTGAGCGAGCCTGCATTCCACCTCGAAATAAAAGCATAGTCATGAGCAGTGCGTGCTTACTCTTCTTTGTGGCCGGGATTATTATGCTGGTGTTCGGGATCGCCGGGCGAGGGATAGACCCGCCAAACAAGAACAGACGCCAATAAGGCGTCTGTTCTTTTATACCTACTCAACTGGCCCCCCCCCGGAGCCTCCTGTGTTGAGTTTGGTGGTGTCGACAGCCTGATCCGCAATCTTGGGCGTCGTGACACACAGGTCTTGGAGCTTTTCGGTGGCTACCGACTCGGCGCGAGTTTGGCTTCTGTAACAGCCCCGTCGACGATCTTATTGGTGGTTACTGAGTTGTCCGCAAGGATGTCCGTAGTGATTGCTTTGTCAGCAATATTCACCGTTGAGATTCCTCCGTCTCTGATGTTGGTGCTATTAATAACTTTGAGGCCGATCTTTGAATTGCCAACCGCCCTGTCTACTATCTTAGAAGCATTAATAGCGTTATTTTGGATAGCGTTCGTTCCGACAGCATTATTTGCGATTTTTTTATCTATTATTGCACCATCCGCGATTTTGACCGTCGCCACTGCGCCATCGGCCAGTTGCGACGTACCTACGGCAGAAGGTTTAATCTTAGCCGAAGTCACGGCATTGTCGGCCAGCTTGGCTGTGGTGATCGACCCGTCAGGAATCTCAGGAGACCCCCCCCCGCCGGAATAGAGACCCGATCCGATGCCCGGGAAATCATCGCCAGTAGGGGATTCAAGCCCTTCGTTGAGTAATCGCAAAACGTCGGCGGGAGTGTAGGCCGACGGGTTGTCGGAGATGACGACCTCGTTGATTTCGAAGTCGAGGTAGTCCGCAGTAAGCAGGGTGTTGCCGCCCTCCGGGAGCGCTGGCTCGATGATGATGCGGCGCCCCATGTCTACCCGCGGGTTGGCCGGGCGGGCAATAAAGGTCGCGGGCATTTGCACTTCGTTCACGAAAATGTAGGGGTAATCGTATTTGTGCCCCATGATTGTAATCTTCATATCGTATTTTTTTTGCGTTTGACGTTATTGCCCCGTCGGCGGGAGCCTGTGGGGGGCGGTTTCAATATCAATACCTACTTCATCCTTCATCTTCTTTCCCACGTATTTTTGAAGGGATCGGAACACCGGAGCGTCGGATATTTCCACGGCATTCTCCAAATACGACCACATTTCGATGCCGCATACTATGCCCGTGAAGAGCTTGGCCAGGTGTAAGTTCATGAAGTCGAGGATTTGAGTGTCTATAAGATGGCACATGCCGACCCCAACGACAATGCACGTGAGTTTGATGACTGTTTTCCATGCCTTGTCGCTGGAGAAATACCAGTCCTTATGCTGCCGAGCCGCCCTCTTGCGCCCGGCCAGTATACCCATCACGAAGTCTATCATGACGAATATCAAAGCGCATAGCACCAGCGGCGTCACGGGAGCGAACAACGACAGCAGGCTTCCCACCACAGCCATGATCCATTTCAATAAGGTGTCCATTATCCTATTCTCTTTGATAATTACCGTTGCCCGAAACCCAGTAAAATACGCGGCCGTCGTACACAAATATTTCGGCATACATACCGCTAACGATGCTGGAAATGTTGATATTACCTACCACTACCCCGACGTTTGACAGTCTTATATCCACGACAGCATTCTCTGAAAAGGTGTGTTCTATGAATATTCGAACAGGTGTGCCGGGCAATTGTTGCACAGGCATGACGGCATTTACATGTGTGCTGCCAATGTTGCCGATTTTGATGATATTTAATTTGTAATTAGATAGCATCGCATGGGGAACCACGGTAGTCGGTTCCAGGTAAAGTACTCCCGGAGCGGTCATTTTACTCTCCGGAATAGAACCGTCTTCTATTTTTATCCCGGATATGGCGTCATCTGCGATCTTGGAGCCCGTAACTGCTCCGTCCTTGATGATGGGAGTATTAATCGAGTTTACTCGCAATGCTCGTGTCGATACCGACGCGGTGCCATATTGTGCCTCTTCGATAGAACCATTCTCCAGCTTTTGATTTGCGATGATGCTTTTGTTGGCGATCTCTTCGTTCGTGATCGTTTCAGTTGCGATCTGAGTCGCGGTGATCGTCGCATCGGCAATCTTCTCAGTAGTGATTGCTTTGTCAGCAATCTGCGTTCCGGTGATCGTCTTATTGCTGAGCTTTGAGCCGGGAATGGACTGGTCGGCCAGTTTACTCCCGGTGATCTGTCCATCCTGGATGTTGCCGTTCTTGATTGCCTCCGTGCCGATCTGCAAGCTACCAACCGCCCCATCTGCGATCTTTGCCGCCGTGACAGCGCCGTTTGCGAGCTTTGGCGTCGTCACTGCGCCATCGGCCAGCATAGCCGCTGTTACGGAACCGTCGGATAGCACGCCCACCTTCCATGATGCGAGGTTAGTCGCCGTGGCCTGCCCTATGAGGGTGCCAATGCCCGATGCCGACGCATTGTCCGCAGCATTCACGACATAATCCTGATATATATAGCGCGTCGTGCCATCTTCATACACGCGCTGTTCGTCCTGTATGGTGTTGGCATAAAGATACTGGCCTATTTTAGCGGTATTGGTAGGAAGGTAGTAAGCCTGCCCTTGGTAGCAGATGATACCTTCGCCGATATTCGTCCCGGTGTTGTTGTTCGCCGTGGCGAATCCCGCAATGATGGAGATGGGCGTTTTGGTGGATCGGAGGAGCGAGTTGATGGCGCTCCAGAGGTTCTGCAAATCCTGCATCTGCACGGGGTTGCCAGTGCCCGATACGACGTTGATATTTTTTATTCCTGCCATGTTATTGAGTTTTTATAGTATACTTGATGTAAAAGGGGAAGAGCGTGTTGACGTCTGCGATAAACTGGTTGTATGCCTCTGAGTTGTTGTACAGGGCAGCCGGGATCGCAATGATGGGCTGCTCCGTGATGGTGCCTCCCTGTCCAAGGTATACCTTCGGGGTGGGAGTGTCATACAGGCATACGGGAGGATTTGGCGAATCATACCACATAGATCGCCATATGCTCGCGCCGCTCGGGGTGATGGATATTCGCCCCCACTCCCCGTACCAGTATCGCAATACGCCTTCGATCTGCCCGTATGTAGGTGTGCACGTCGCCATCATGTACCACTTGGAGCGCACCATGTAGTAGTTGTACAGATAGTCGTGCAACACCATGAGCAACGACAGGCAGTAGCGGTATATTATCGTTGTCCAAAACGGCTGCTCCGTGTAGCTGTGGTCGCGCCGCACCGAGTAATTCGGCCGGAGCAACTGCAACACCAGCTTCGGGATGTCAATATATCGGAAACGCATCATGTAGCCTCGAATATTGTAATGTTATTGGTGAAATCGTACAGATTGGGGTTGAAGTTGAAATAACCCGGACTCAATACTATCTTGCCATCCTGCGGTGTTGTGATGCTGCCCTCCTGCGAGACCTTGACCTCGGAGAAGTAGGCATCCTTGATGCCGTTCAACCCCGAGAGATAACTTTCTATGTCGTTGATATACAGAGTATTTGTCGTGCGTCGTTGCATCTGCAAGTCATGCAGCCCCACGTTGATGCTGTTCTTGATGGTATCGAGGTTGTACGACTTGTCGAAGCGGACGTACAGCTTGTCGGCCGACAGCACGGCCGGGGGGTTGGACGCGGCCTGGATTTGCGCGCCTATGCCCCAGAAGTTGCGGTAGTAGGCGCCGAAGGCGTTAAGCTGGTCTTGCGTCAGGGGTACGACGTTGTTGTTGGCGTCGGATGTCGCGACGTTGATGTAGTACAGCCCTTCCTCGGTAACACCTATCGAAGCCTGCTTTATAATCTGCTTCGTGGCATCTATGGTCGCATAGCCCAGCTCTTGCGTCGCTTCGTTCACCACGACTACCTGATCGCCCTGCTGATAGGCGTATGCCTTCTCGACATACCATGCCTCACTCGTCACGCGCGCGATCTTCGCGGCCGCCGATATCGTCTCCTCGCTGCGCAGGATTTCGAGCCGCACAATGTCAAGCACGGTGCCTACTACCTCCGCGATCTTGCGCAGAATACCAGCATTGCTGGTGTTAATGGACGGGATCAGCCGTTGTATATTTCCCCATATCGTGTCTATCAGTGACATATCGGTTATCGTTTAATTATTGAGGGATAGTTGTAATAGTCGAGGTTTGTATTCGGCCACTCCGCGGGGGGATCCGACAGGGGCTCCAACACTCCGTTGACGGGCATCTGTTTGTGCGACGACCACCAATAGCCCGCCTTGGTGGGATCATCGCTCCGAGGCTGGATGTTCTGCGGCAGATACTCCCGCGTGCAGGATGCCTTCATAGCCGCATCTACCACGAACGACGCGGGATCGCCTTCGTTCCACAACATCAACGCCTGCGCTTCTGTCAGAAATGTATTGAAGTTGCGGAAGTGGTAGATTTCGCCCTTCAACAAGATCGGAATATTTTCGGCGTACATGCCAAGGTTGAAGTATCTTTGGTATATGCGACTACCCAATTTGAACGTCCCCGAAATCTTGATCCCGTTTACAAAGATGTAGCTGCTATCTTCCTGGATAGCATAGCGGAGCACCACATGATAAGTCGTGTTTGGTTCGCAGGGATATAACACTGTGTGATCGTTGCTTGAAAAACGCATCTCGGAGGCAAGAATTGTGAGCCGTGGAAGCGCCAAATTATCCGACATGTTGAATATGCACTGCTCACTTCTGATGTCGTCTCCGGTTTTGAAGTAGCACTCCAGCGTCCCGTAGGTGAGCGACTGAGTGGATATGCGTTGTCCCGTGAAGGCGCCATTGGCGGTATAGACGCCCTTGAAGTCGTTAGTGGGTTTGTAGATCGGCTCGCGACCTATCTTGGGATTATCATTGACCACCAGGTCATAACCCCCGGCAGACTTGCGAAGGAACGGCGGAGTAGAGATGTCGGGAGGCATCTGCTTGGCGCTGTCGAGCCACATGGCGGGCTTCGAGCTGTCATCCTCAGAGGGTATTAGGTTCTGAGGTATGTACTCAGCTACACAGGACAGCTTCAAGGCCGGAGGCACAATATAGTCCTGAGGGCGCACTCCGTTTTGGAGTGCCTCCATTTCCTCCTTTGTGAGTGCGCGGTCGAACCAGCGGGCGCATATCACTTCCCCCATAAAATCAACCGCTGGCCTGTTATTGACGCCATATCCACCAAGATATAGATAAGAAGTATAATTAACCCAATTTTTATTTTGGTAATTTAACGGCTCGTTGTTGATATATACATAGACCTTGGCTCCGTCGCTAATGAATACGATGCTGTATAAATAGTCCCAAAAAACAGGAGTTGAATACATATTTCCCCTGTTGTTGTATAACGCAAGATTGATAGTGTTTTTTGAGGGGTTTGTGATGTCGATGCGAGGGAAATTCGATGACCCCGACGTGTCAAGTATTACCCGAGACGCAGATTTAGGGTTGGGAGTGTATTTGTACTTGGGGGACGTGCGGAATAAACACTGCACGGTATAGGGGCTGTTGTAGAACGTGTCGCGCAAAAAGTTGCCGTACGTACTCTTCATCGCTCCCATAGCCTCGGGCGCAAGTGCCGATATGAGGGCGCGTCCTCCTTCAGCCGTAGCTTTGAAGAGACGCGAGATTTCCACCTCCACCTCTTCATTCACATCCATCGAGGAGTTGAAGGGAGGCCTCTGCAAGGTTTGTAGGTTGTATGTGTCGATCCCCTCGACGTCGAGAATCTGATTTGTCCTCAGCGCCGGAGTGTAGGATTCCATAAAGTTCTTGGCGGGAGGCTCCTGGTGGTACTGCATGGCCTTCCAGTCCGCGGGTGGGATGTTCGTGGGCGTGTTTTTCTCCAATATCGGGTCTATGCCCGCGAGAGAGCCGGACACGTTGAATGCCGCGTCCTGGATGGTGTCTCCCTGTTTTACTGTGTACGTCTTTGCCATGTCTACTCCTTGTATCGCGCATGTATGTCCGCGTTCACAACTCCCGAGGCTGTCTCCTCAAAGATATTCACGCGGGCAATGAGGGCTCCGTCGTCGTATATTTGCTTTTCAGCCGTGGCCTCAACCTTACCCCATGCCCACTTGGGCAGCAGGGGGTAGAAGTCCTCGAATCCGACCCCGAACTGAGGCTTCGCAAGATTTGCTGCCGACTTGGAAAATATCAGCGTGGCGTTCTGCTGGCTGCACAAAGACGTCAACTCGACGTCCCCGTTGGATATAACTATGTCGTTGACCTGAAAGTCGAATTTTGCGTCTGTCATTGCGTTATCTTGGTATTTTCGTAGTCTCCTTTATTGAACTGAGAGGGAGCGGTCATAGGGGTGGCCGGAGGCGACGCACCTTGGGCGCCGTGAGTATGCGCATTGAATACTGTGCACATATTCCCTACCTGCGTCACTAAATTGTTGAGCGCCGTGGTGACGCCATCTACCAGCACAAGCCCCCCGTTCTCCCCGCCATCCATTTCAATTTTATCGGCAGTGAAAGATATTTTATTTTTTTCAATCCGCCAAGAAGAGGTGCCGCGGATTATTTCCACGGCGTCCTTATCGAAAGAAATAGTGCTTTCTCCCTCCTCTTCGGTACCCGCGACGTTCGATACGACCATCTTGTCGATCTTCGTGGCTTTTATGAGCACCGGAACCTCGGAGTAACCCTCTATGAACCCCAGCACCACAAGAGAATTCACGGAGGGTATAATATAGAGGCTGTTGCCCCCGTTTGGAAAAATGTTTAGACTTATGTCGCTGAATATCCTATCATTATCCACAACAGCCTCTAAGGTTTTGGCATCCTCGTCTATAGCCGACACGGTGGCTATGACGAGCGACACCCTCTTCCCGTCATTCATCTTTGTTCCGAATTCCGCCCCCAAACGGGCGCATTCGTCGTCGAAAGTGCCGGATGTTTTCATAATATAAACATTTCGTTGGTTACTGTCAGGGTTTGGATGAACCCGTCGGAAGTATCGCAGCTCAAATTCCTGCCTATCACGTAGTAGTTTCCCGTAAGCTCCGGGAGCATGGTGTCCGTGTACTCCACGAAGTCGAACATATTAACCTGCGGATAGAGCACGGTTTTTATGGTTCCCTTGTTGCGCGTTCCTTTCAGCCGGGCCATTATGTTCTTGGCCGTCTGTTCGGTCAGCGATACCGTATTGGCCGGGACAAAATATCGGTGCGCCTCACCTTGGGAATCGCCGTATTCGTAGGTGTACTTTGTACCGTCGGCCATGAGGGCGTTTACCACCACTTTGTAGTTCTCGAACAGCCCGTCGGTAGGCACTATGTCGCGGCCGATGACATTGGTGTTCGTGGCCAGTGCCACCGTGCGCTTGAATTTGTCCCTCACGCCAATACCGAAATACACCTTCCCCTGGGTGTTCACAGTGCCGTACAGCGTAAACATATTCATGAGCTTCGACAGGGCCTCGAACGGCGATATGAGCTTGAAGGTCTGCAACGCGAACTCCACATCCGCACTATCCGATGAATCGAAAGACAGAGCCGGGAAGTCCGCCGGGTTGTCGAACCCCTGTGCCTTGCGGTAGTCCTCGAATGCCTTGTTCGAGATGGGGCATAGATAGTCCACCATGTCCTTTAGCTTCGTGCGCGACACCCAGTCCCGATTTATAGTACCGAACCGCAGGATGAAAGAGTAGTCCTCGCATACGATCTTCGACGGGAATCCCCCGATGACCTGCCGGATGAAGCCGCTGAAAATGCGCAGTCTCTCGAACTGCTGCCCCAACTGAGCATTGTTGTAGAACCAGCCGTCGATGTCTATGCGGGCGCCGGGCTTGATGTTTATGCCCTCCAAGGCCGCCCTTATGCGCTGTGCCGGCGGCAATCCCTGCCGGAACCCGATGGCATACACCGGGAGGGTCATGGTGCAGCTTCCCGAGAGGGAATCCCGCTCCTCGGTAATGTCTACTGAGGCGAATCGGCCGATGCTCTTCCCCTCGATAAACACCTCGTTTCCTACTCTGAACAAATTACCTTTCATCACCTACCGCCCCCCCCCGCGGGATTGGTCGTATTTACCGTCTCCTGCGTAAATACGATGGCATTTTCATCCATGTTTATTTGGTGGAGCGTCATGCTGACGTCCACGATGGTAGACCCCGGATTGGGGGTATATTTGAACCTCTTCATGTACACCCACTCCAGTCCGAGGTCGTTGTTGAGGACTTTGTTCTCGATCTTGAAAACATCCTGCCCCTGCCACAAACTCCGAAGAGCCACGCCGAGGTCGGCGATAGCCATGGCCGCGGGATCGGTGTTGTCGAGCCCTTGGTCGGCATATGCCTCATAGGACAAGGCGTCGAGCATGGAAAGATTCGAGGCTGAGGCGTCCGTGTCGACGCGCGCCATGTTGCGTTCAATGCGCAGACGCACGGTTACGACCATCGGTTTATAGTTGAGAACCTGGAGGATTTCTGCCCCGTCGACGAGCTGGGAGGTAGAATCGTTCTTTTCCCCTTCCACTTCGTAGGTGAGGTTGATAGGGAGGAAATAATCCCCGCAGCGAAATACATATTCTCGCTGTATATCCTGGCGATCTACCGATTGTATGGCCGTTTTGTAGTCGCCGGACTGCTTTAGGGCGTCCGCCATCCCGGTATACTGAGGATCGGAGGTCTTGGCCTTGCCGCGGAACTGAACGATCTGACGCCAGAATCCTACCTCCGCCAGGGTTATTTTCAACCCCGCCTGATATGCTTTTTCTACGGCGCTTATGCCATCCGTCACGGCCTTGTACGCCGGGATTTGTCCCAAGGACGGGAGGTCGTTAGGAGTGTCGTTGGGGGTTGTGTTTGCGGTATATTGATCTTTAGCCATTGAGCGTGCGTGTTGAGTTGTTGAAGGCTATTTGCAGTCCTCGAATTGTCACCTCTTCGATCTGTTTGGATATGGTCTGCATGATGCTTTCCGGCGTGGCATTGGTGTTTATTTGGGTCGGCATCTGCACAATGGGTGCATTGAAGTTGATAATGAGCGACTTCGATCCCTTTGTCAAATCTTCTATCTTCTTGGTGTCCTTCCCGCTGGCGCCGCCGCCTTCGCCGTAAATCTTCGTCACCCGGTTGAAATTCTCGGCGACTTCCCGGTCGTTGAGCGCGGGATTGGAGCGGAAAGTCACGGGAGCTATGGACGCCTCGCCCTTGGTTACGGTAGTGACGTTCTTCGTGTTCCCGGTCTTTAGGAAGTCGAACAGGCTGAATCCGGTATTCGTTTCGTATGGTGTGTACTGGTACCTCAGGAGCCCCGTCGGGTACTGCGGAACCCCCTCCTCGGGCGTCAGGTGTCCGGGCAGCTCCTGCAACCCCTCCCGAACCTTGGGTGTAAAGGTGGTGACGAAGTTTTTTAGCAGGATGTCGCGCGCATCTTTGAGGTTCGCCGCCTGGTTCTCCTTCGTCCCTTCGTCCAGGCCCCACGCCTTGCGGGCTGCGGGCGTGCGCAGGTAGTCCTCTACGTACTTCCTGCCGATCTCCTCCGACAGGTATGTGGCGGCCTTGCGCCGCTCGGTGAATTCCGACTGCTTGGCCGACTTCTCGTACCGCAAGTCCCAGCGGCTCTTGTCGCCCCAGCTCCACGGATTCAGGAGCCCGAAGAAGTCGGAGAGGTTGAGTATCCAGTCCGAAAGGGCCGTCAGTGCGCCTATGGCATCCTCTACGCCATCCACGAAGTCGTCGAAGATGTTGTCCAGCCTGTTGGGGTCGAACGAGTTGTACCACATATCCAAACGTGCGGATATGCGGTCGAACATATTCTCTCCGGCCCGGCCGACGCTTTCCCACAGTTTGTCCATGCCCGCGAGGTTGATCCAGAAATTCTCCTTCGCCAGGGCTATCTGCCCGCGCGACGCCGCGGCCGACGGGGGTTGCAGCTCCGTGTCGAGCCTGTGCAGGGCTCGGAGCATGTTGGCGCGATCCTGGAGGTAATTGTAGGGGCTCTCTCCTACGATACCCCTCCTTTTCATGGCCTCGTTGGCGTACTTAGAGAGAATCGGGGCGGCATGTATCAGCTCGCGCACGTCACGAAGGTTGGGCTTTTCGGCAGCCAGCAGCTGCTGCATGTTCAGGCCCACGATGTCGTAGGGGCGACCTCCGATCTGGGCGACTTTACCCACCTGCCGCGCGATCTGCGTGGCTATGGCCGTGCCGATCTGCGTGCCTCCGATTTCGAAGCCCGACACGGTGTTTATCATGGAGAGCATGCCGGCACGAGAATAGCCGTATTCGGCCGCCATGCGCGTGGCGTCAGACAGCGCCGAGGTGTAGCCCGATCCCAACCCCCTGCGCGCCATATCCATCTGCATACGGTTGGATATGGCGTCCGTCATGGACGAGCTGTTCAATGTTTTGGACAGCACGGCGTATAGCCCTCCGCCAATGAGCTTAGGAAGAGCGTACGCCGCGGCGCCAGTACCGAGAATACCCGCGCCCATCAGGAGTGCGGGATTGCTCTTTATCACTGCGGCGGCGGAATCGAACACCGCCCCTACCAAGTTCCCGGCGTTTCGCATCCACCCGCTCGGGGTGAAGGAATTGCGCACGAACTGTTCGCGGAGGCGTCGGATGGAACCGAACGCCCGGTTGGCATCGGACATGAAATCCTCGCGCGTATGTCGGTTGCCGAATCGGCGCGACACGTCATACATAGAGGACATGCGCTCGTGCCATCCGTGCCGCAGGTTCGGATAGTTGGCCACACCACCTCCGCCACCGCCTCCGCCTCGGCCATTCCGGGACATGCGGTTGGTCTTGCGCTCCAGTTGGTCACTCAATGCGTTGGCACGAGTAAGACGTTCGATGACGTCTCCTCCAAGGTTGAGGCGTATGGTGTATGTTGCCATTATTTTTTAGATTTAAAGGGCGCCATGTCTATGATGTCGACAAGGTGAAGCGCAAGTGTATATAACTTGTCTATATCATTGATGCTAAGCCTTTTATCCATATCTGAATAAGGCTCGTGGAAGTATCTGGATACGACGGCCTTCTTGATAAGAAGGGGGTCGTCCTTCGCGTACTCCTCTATTTTTTGCCGGACGGATGTTTCGGGAGTGCCTTCAAGAACTCCCAAGTCCCGAAAAAACGGCGGAAGTCCTCGCTGACAGGTTCCGACTGAAAGATTTCCACGCAGGCGAGGGCGTCGCCGAGCAAATCTTCGCGCACCTTGTCGTCGACACAGCAGGCTTTGATGAAGTCCATGGCCAGGCCAATCACTCCCTTCTGCTCCGATTCCTCGCGAGACAGGATCGACATGGATAGCTTCGAGTGTTCGATGTTGCGGCGCTGCAAACGCCAAAAGGCGATATTTTGGTTCTTTTTCTCCTCCTCGATCATATGACCGTCTTTGTTGAAGGAGGGGACGAAATACGATGCCGTGACGGTGTATTGGAGGTCAAGACGCTCCGTTTCTTGTATTTGCGACATAATTTTTGGGTTTTAAAGACGGGCGGGTCTTGGGGTGCCCGCCCGTCCTGGTTTACACAATAGTTTGGATGGGTGCGACCGAGCGCTGTACGGCACGGGCACGGATGTTGATGGACGAAAGCGTCTCCGCGTCGTTTCGGTTAGTGTCCGAGCTCGACTGTTCGCACTTGCACCCTAACAGGGATTCCGAGACGGTCTTTGGCGTCGCGCTGTTGCGCAGCGACATGGTTTTCGTCAGCGTGAAGGGCGGCAGTTGGAGCATGGACGCATAGGGCGTCTGGAAGAGCGCCGTTGATCGCATCGAGGATAGTGTGCTGCTCCCCGGTCTGGTGTGACAGCGTGGCCGCATACTGAGCGTTGAGCTGCACCAGGTCGATAGGGTCTGTTTCCCCGATAGCGAATATGTCCTGCACCGTCTGCGAGTACTGCAAGTTGAGTGAGGTACCCGTGCCGATCTTGATTGCTGGAAGCCCCTCGAAAGTAAGGTATATTTGGACGTCCTTCGAGGGCACTACATAAGGATTAGGCATGGCGTTTAGTTTAACGTAGTTACAAAGAAAGTTTCGATATATGCCTCGCGGAGCGGGCTAAGGGGAAGTACCTCCACGGTAACCTGGATAGCCTTGGACATATTGTAGTTGCCGTCTTTGGCGGCGAAATCTACATTGATGGCCTGTGCTTCTCCGCGGTTGATACGGGGTGTCAGTTCTGTTTCGTCGAGCTGAGCCAGCGTTCCGGCCTTGAATCCCGCGTCGATCGCTCCGGTGGAAGCATCCGTCGGGATGTTCTCCTGGAGCAACTTGACAAAGAATCTCTCCACGCTGTCACACACGGCATTGCCCACGCGGACAAACGAAATTTCCGAAAGAGCCATCTCCGGATCGTTGCATGTGGCGCCGTCGTTGTAGTATACGCCTGCCAGTTGCGGACGCACGCGGGTGAAGAGGTATTGGTTCTTACCCAGGAGGTTGCACTTCGCAGGCACAAGCTTCGATACCGGAGTGTTGATATCTTGCGGGTTGGCGCTGGCCGTGACATCCACAAAATAGTCGATGTCGCCTGCTGCCCCGGCAGTGGTCACGGCACCGGGAGACGTCGCCAGCGACAGGCTCGACAGCATTCCGAGAGTTCGGCCTACGGATGCCGACATGCCGGGCGTCGAAGTTGTAACCTGATAGGCCACACGGGGTGCCTTGAGCGCTGCGAGATTCTCCAGCTTACTCAGGTCGGTGGTGAGGATAGTCTTGCCTGTCGGAACGCAAACAACGCCGTCGAAGATGCCGACCATGCGGATCGACTGCTGGGACAGGTTGTTGAGTACGGTTTGCAGGTTGCCAATGAGGGTCTTGTGGGTAGCCGGGAGTTTCCCCTCGGTCGTCCCTGAGAAATCCTGGGACGTGGGAAGCGGCGATGCGAAGGATATCATGCGCGGACGCAGGTCGAAGTTCGACGCCGTGGTACCGCTGATGATGGATTCCAGCTTGGCCGAAATAAATGTCTCGTATTCGGCCTGAGCATACCCCCCGACCCACACGCGAGAGCCGCTACCGGCCTTGGCGTAATACTCCTCTACCTGGAACAGGAGCATGGCTCCGGTTCCCGAGGTCACACCCATCGCCGTAAGGTCGGCAACGGAGGTAATGAGGTAGGCGGTATCGAGCGCGAAGGCCGCACCTCCGGTTCCCGAGGAGGCCAGTGCCGGGGCGACGATCATGCCAATACCATCGCTGGGCGTGGTGTTGCCCGGCCTGGTGTCGCCTAAAGTTGTATAAATATCTACTACTGCCATATTTGCGTAGGTTTTGTTATTTTGCGAGTTCTGCACCGACTGCGGCCTTCTGCTCGTCGGTCAAGACGTTGTACGCCTCCAGGGTCTTGGAGTACCCGGCGCTGTGGTGCAGCTTCGGGTTCACGGTTGCCCGGATGGCATCCCGAACCTTGGCATACTCCACGCCTTCGATCAGCGCCTCTGTTGCGGCTTCCTCCTCCTGTTTCTCAGGAGTGGGGGTCTTGCCTTCGAGCAGGGCTTCTGCCTCGGCATCGGACATGACGGGCTTGTTGCGTTCCTTCTCGGCCTCTGCCAGGGAGTTCTTGGCTGCCTGACGGCGTGCCCGGAACTGGTTTTCGAGCATCTCCTCGAACTCCGCGGTGTCCTTGGGCGGATTGGATTTGTCGACGCGGGCATAGCGGAGCTCCTGGACGAGTTCTCCGTTCAGGTGCGCCAGCTTCTCGCGGGACTGGCAGCGTGTCTGCGCCTGCGATTCGTTGACGTAGATGTTGCCGTCCTCAGTGACGTACAGGGTGCCGTAGATTTGGAGCTGCTTTACGAGCTCGATGAAAAACTTGCGGGTGAATGTTGCGATCTGAATCATAATTTAAAGGGGGGAATTAAATTGTTGATATTGATTTTTTTTGGAATACCAGCCCGACAACATGCCGGGCTGGTTTTTCCTGTGTGTGTTGAGTTACGCTCCGGCGGATACCGTCGGGCGATACAGAACGATGCCTGCCGCGCTGCTTCGGAGAGTTCCGGCACCCGTCGAAATATCCATCGACACTTTCCAACCGTAGTTGTTCGGGTCGGACACCATATGGATGTTCGTGTTGCCGATTGCCACAATGACCTCCTCGGGGATAAATCCGAGGCCGATGTCGTAAACCGTTGCGGCCAGCACGGGCTTCACATGAGCGGTGTTGATAGCTCCGGTTGCGAAGGTGACGGGCTTGTCGAAATAAGTCTCCGCATCCACGACCGTAGACGACGCAGTGTTGTATGCAGCGATGACCGAGCGCGCCATGACGTCGAATCCCGAGTAAGTGAAGCCTTCGGGACGGGCGTTCGACAACTGCTGCGTCAGAATGCTCTGAACCTTGTCGGTCTGCACCAGCGACGTGTAGTAGGGCTCTGCGAACACAGCCACACCGTTCCCGCGGCGGAAGTTGAGGTTGCGGGCGATGAAGCGGCCCTGTGCGGCGAGCAGGTCATTGAGGGTCATGCCGAGCAGCTTGCCAGTGGCGGCCGAGTTGATCGGGAAGCGATTTGCCGAATCGAATTCGGCGCCGGACATTGTAAGGTGATTAGCTGCGGGAACTGCCTCGGCGATGGTCTGGAGCCAGTAGTTGTGGATGCACATGGACATTTTGGCCATGGCATCCAGCTGACCCGTTGCGCGGTCGTTGTAGGCCAGGACGTCGGAGTTCGCGGGCTGCCATACAATAGGCTGCATGGAGAACACTTTGCGCTCCAGTCCCCGCGGCAGGTCGTCGTAGAGGTAGTTGGGCGCATTCAGCGGCGCGCGATCTCCGAAATAGATGTCCGGGTTGACGGCGCTCTCCACCCAGATGATGCCTTCCTTGTCGCGCACCGACAGGCGGCGTACACGGTCAGCCCACGTGTTAGGCGGAAAGAGCTGGCGAACGAACAGCGAGAGCCACGAAATCTTTGCCAGGTCGGCATTCTGCATGAACTGACCCGACTTTTCGCCCGAGGCGAGACCCTGGATGGTATCGACGACACTCTCACGGCGTCCGTCGTTGACCTGGAAGGTCATGTTCTGCACGGTGGCCATGAAATAGGGGTCACAGAGCATGGATGCGGACAACTCCTGAATTGATTCTCGAACGTCGGCGTCCTGTGCGGCCGACAAGCTCACCTCGGCAACGCCGTCGGCAGTGCCCGAGGAGGCGGACAGACCCATGATTGCCTGAATCTTCGGCAGATTTTCAGGGTCGTCGATGTACTTGAAAAAGGGTTTTACCATTGTTTTGGTTTTTGTGATTGTTTTGTCGTTGAATACTCGCGCATCCTCCGCAGCGGAGAGCGCCGTGGGTTTGGCTGCCTCGGCTTTGGTTTCCTTGGCGTCGTCTGTGGTTGCGTCTGTGGTTGCAGCAAGGGCCTCGGTGGCGGGCTCTGCGGCCAGGGCGCTCGCCCTCTCTTCGCGGGCCTCTCGGCGGTCTTTGTCGGCCTCCTTCTCGTCCTTTCCGGCCATCTTGTCGTCGCGCTCGGCGTCCTTTTCGCGCCGTTTTGCTTCGGCATCATCGCCCTTTTCGCGTTCATAGCGCGCAGCACGGCGATCCTCGCGGGCATCACGCTGATCCTGCCCGGCATCCGCGTCGTCCTGGTTGGCGTCGCGGTCTATTTCATCCGCGCGGCGAAGCCTCTTTCGAGGTGCCAGTCCGATAAGTTCCAGGAATTTAGACATGGCGCTCAGCGACACGCGGTCGTCGAAAGCCTGCTCCGTCCCGGTTTCGGGGACTTTTTTCTCTTCCTCGTTTTTCATCTTGTTCTCAAATTGGTTTATGATGTCTGTTTGGTATGCCGACAGGCTCTCGATCTGTTCGATCTCTATGCTGTCCGGCACGAATGATACTGCCGACAACCCAACGTTATCCTCTCCCCGTATCGCCACTGCATCGGGATTGGACGGTATGTTGACAAGGGAAATCTCCCACACCTCGAAAAATGTAGTGTATTTCCTGCCATTGCGCTCGACGATCCGCGCCCTACCGAATATAGACACTCCGTTGAGTATTCCGGCTTCGTAATCTCTTTTTGCGGCCTGTGCGAGTTCGGAGGAGCCAAACACCAGCTTTCCGATCCACCTGCCTTTTTCCAAATGAATATCTTCGACGCGCCCGATGGGCTGGCCGAAATGTTCTCCCGTATCTTTGTTGCGCAGCAGGATAGGGTTTTTGAGGTACCTGCTCCAGTCGATAGTGGAGTTGAGCACCACGAAACCCTTGCTGTTGAGCGCCTCGTTCGAGAGTATTTGATATGTCGCTTTTGTCATGTCCGGTTTATGAATTAGTGTTTCTGACGGTATCGCACAGGCACTTCATCTCTATCGCATCACACAGGAACGAATCCTGCTCGTAGGTGCTCTTGTCAACGAAGTTGGCCACGTATATGAGCCGCGTGTTGTGCACGGGAAGCTCTGCCATCTCTCGCTCCATAGCCAGCGTTTGATAGGTCTCGGTCTCCTTGTAAAGAAGCGTAAAGCCGTATTTCTGCCTCAGCTCGGTAAAAAAGTCCAGCGGCACCCATTCGCCCGCAGAGTTTTTTATTACCCCCCGCGAACACGCGGCCATGTAGAGCATGACCTTGTATGCAAGGTTCATCTGATCGTACTGGTGGTCGTCGTCCGGCGACGCGGCTTGGTTTTCGAACGGAGTTATCACCGACAACTGCACGATGTACTGGTTGTAGATCATGCCTCCGATGAACTCCCCGGTGTCACGCTCGGTTCCCTTCACGCTTACGGCTACGGCCGGGAGGTCGGTGTTTACCGTCCCCTCTCCGTTGTCGTTTGCGAGAACTATACTGACATTATTTTCGTCCACGAGCTCGGAAGCCCGCAGTGCCGTAACTATTGCCTTGCAAATTTCACCGATCATAATTTCAGTATAGGACGTTACGAATGTAGTGCAAAGGAAAATATTTCGCAAATAAAATTTTTTCTACACCAGCTTTGCGATCTCTCGGGAGTATAGCCGAAGCGTATTGAGCTCGGTTCTTTGTCCAACGCCCATAAAGGGTCGGGCGACGGGATTAGTGCCTAACCTTACGGGCGTCGAGGACGAGGGTCGCGTACGGAAAGGGCTACCTCCGGTACGGGCGCCTTTCCCCGTGTTCTGGAGTTCCGCATAGGGCGCCGCGGCCCGCAGCCCGGCGAACCCCCGGCCGTAGAACGGCGCTATGCTCCTCGCCAGACGTCCCGTGTGTCGGAGCTTGGGGTAGCGGAGGTATGCCTCGACGTTCTCGAATTTTTTCGTCTTAAAATTCTTGCCCCACCTATCGGCCCACTTCCGGGGCGTGCCGTCGTTGCCATACTCCTCGCGCTCGAAGTTGAGGCGCGTTTCCCCGGCCATGCTTTCGGCCACCTTGGCCGGAATTTGGGTTTTGATGTTGTAGATGGCGGTACTAATCTTTCTCCTCAGGTCTGCTATCGTTGCCATTGTCGTTTGTTTTCTTGGAGGGCGTGAGTGCCGACTTTATTTTCGCCATGATGGATTTGGCCTGCAATTTAACCTCCGTCCAGTTGTTATTGCGCACGGCAGTGTTTATGTCGGAGGGCTCCATGCCGACCTTACGCATGACCTCGGGGCTGTATGCCATGCCCTGCGAAGCCAGCACGCGGCCTATGCGCTCGAACTTATCCACGCTGATAGTGGTATCGGGCACCTCCATGAGCTTTACGCCCGACATATCTATGCCGAGCAGGCGGCCGATCTTCTGGATGGCACCTTCGTAGTTGAAAAAGTTCGCAAAGTCGCGCTTGTCGGCGTTGCACAGTGCTTCGTAGAGGGACATATGTATCTGCGCGAGCTGCTCGGAGTTGGTGTTTTTCTCCGTGGCGCCGAGCAGAGTGCCTCCCGTCACCTCCTGCATGATCTCTGCGCGGTAGCTGTCTATGTACTCCTTGAACACGCGGAAGGCATCGGGGTACATTTGGGTTTGGAGGGGCTTGACCTCCACCTGGTAGACGTTCTCCTTATTGTCGAGGTTCTGCTTGAAGGGCAGCACGGGGGTGTCGAGCGGGTCGAGGTTGTTGGCGATATTCTCGGCCAGCGCTTGTGCCTGCGCGTTACCGTCGATGAAGCCCACGGTGGTGCGGGGATATGAGTACGTAGCGCTTGTCACCGACCAGTTGTTGTATGCCTCCACAATGCCGATCATGGCGCGGGAAATCTGCTGCATCATTCCCATTTTGAAATCCTGGTCGGTGTCGGGCTGCATGTAGAACATATTGTCGTAATCATCGACGTTGGCCACGGATTCTATGGCGTAGGTCTGCGACCGGATCGCCCTGTTCACCATGTCTATGTTTCGCAGCGGGTAGCTGGTGATGGTGTCTTTTTCGACGTCGATGCCGACGATACGCACGCCATAGAATTTAGAGAGCACGAATTCGCGCTTCATCTTATTGAACCACCGGGTGCGGGTTATCATCTCTGTGAGGTTCTCGTCGATCTCGCCGTCGCGGTAGAACGCGAACACGGCATTCTCGATGGGGTTCAGGCGCTTGTTCATCTGGCTCACCAGGAACGGCGATGACTGAATGCACCACGAATACAGGGTGTCCACCATCGTAAGGTCGGAGTAGTTCACCGCGTTGTCGATGGCATTTCGCCACCAGCTCGGAGTGAACTCGACGAAGTACTGGTTGGGAATGTACCTCGACTTTACATTCGGCGCCCCAATAGGGCGAAAGGGGTTGTAAGGCTGCTGCCTCGGGGTGTGAAATTGTGCCATTTATCCGCGCATTTTGTTTTTCGATCCGTTTACTACCGTACCCCACGCATTCGGGGTGTCCTTTATCGGGGCGTCATGCAGCGTCGTAGCCCCGTTTTTCATCTCCGTGACCTTCTTTACGACCATCTCGTAGTTGTCGCGCAGGGTCTCGGAGTGCCGTGCCGATGGGCTCGTGATGTTGTAGGCCGTCAGGACGGTTAATATCCACCGCATGATCTTCGCCGTGCCCTCGTTGGTGTCTCCGGCCAGTATCGAGGCTATGTCGTACAGCTCCCCGATCTGACTGTATACGTACCCCAGAGCGCTGTTGTAGGAAATCTCCACGCAGTCGGGATACATTTTCTTGAACTGATCGAGCTGCTGGGGCGAAATCCACTGGTAGAGCTCCTCCTCGGGGAAGTACATTTTACCGGGTTCCCCGGCCACGATAACCTGCTCCCCGTACTCTATGCATGAGGCGTACTCTGCGGCCGACTGACGCGAATCCGCGGGCGAGGTGCACAATACAGGGTCGTTGGCATAGCTTCGAACCTCCCCGGTCTTGGGGTCTGTGAACTTCTTCTTGGCCGTAGTATACGAATGCATGATAGTCGCTCCGTCAAGGTTGAACCCATAGATGTACAGGTTTTTATCGGCGGACGCCTTGTTGTCCCTGATTATGCCTATCTGGAATGAATCGCCGGGTTTTAATCCGTTCAAAAGAATTTTGCATTCGATACCCGGGGGGATAGTGCCCGACACAGGCCACTTGTATGCATAGGTGTTGTATGCGACACTCCAGATAGAAGAAGCGTCTCTTCTCCACGCTATTTGGATCGGGAGCGGAGTGTCTCCCTTTATGTAACATGAGAGGGTGAAATTGAGCGTAAGGGCTTCGTTGGCCCTAAGTCCTGTAATCGCGAATACCCCTGCCTTCAGGTTCAAGACCCATTTTTCGGGTATAACCTCGGTGGCGACGTCGGGATCTTTCTCCACGTCGCACAAGATCTGTATCGGTGTAAAACTGTTGTAGCCCAGCGACGGGATCGTCTTAGGGCCGTTGAAGTAGGGCTTGAACTTCTGAAGCGACGTCGGGGACGGCAAGTCCGCAGGTATATCTTCCGAGAGCATCAGCTCTTGGAAACTCTGATCGTACTGGGGATTGTATATAGTGTTCAGCGTGGTAAATTCCCAACCCAGGGCTTCGAGCTCCTCGGGGGTGTAAATCTTGACATTCTCGGTCATGATATAAAACGTTTTGGTTTTTTTACTATGATGCCGGAGCTTTTGTACGCGGAGCCCACGGTTCCGCCCGCGCGGTTCATGAGCGATACGCCCTTGGCCGCCGCATCGGGTATGTCGTCCTTGCGGTTAGGATCGACCTTGCGCGAAAAGAACAGGAACTGATTCACGGCTTCCTCGCCGCGGTTGGTGTCTTTGAGCTTGGCGTTGAATACGAACCTGTCGGACGTGAAGAGGGGATCGAGGATGGATTCGATGACCGTAAACTTGTCGCCCATGTTCCGGGTGTCCCATTCCAGGGGGCATATCCACCCCGTGTCCGCCTGGAACTGGTCGAATGTGGTCTTGAAGTCCAAGGGGATCTGCTTCTTTTCCATCACGATGCGCGTTATGAGGCGATTGGGGCTTTCGAGGTACAACTGACGAATATTTTTCATCATCTCCAGGGAGGTGCCCTGCACGGCCAGCACGTCGATGAGCCATATTCGGCCGCGGGCTTTGCCCATGAGCAGCGACGCCTTGAAGTCGCTCTTGCGGCTGTCCTTGGCCGACGGGTCGGTGTAGATAATGAGGTCTATCCACTCCTCGGGCGTCGGGAAGCGCAGGTCGGGGTTCACGTCGCTCCAGCATATTTTTTTGAAAATCTCCCCTTCGCTCTCGTCGAAGTAGTCGCCCTCCAGGAAGCGCTTGCGCATGAGCGTGGACATGGCCTCCAGGGTCTCGCGGTAGTCGTCGGCGACATTCTCCATGTTGTCGTTGAGTGAGAACTTCACGACCAGGAACTTCGACGTCTGCTCCGGGGGGATCGCCAGTCCCTCGCGGGTCTCGTGCTTGAAAAACCTGACGTATGTCCATCCGGTTTTTCGCGTGGGGTTGAGGGCGAACAGAAGCTTGTTGCGCACAGGTAGTTTTTGTGCCAGTCGTGAGCGGAGGGTGTCTACCGCCCTCTCCTCGACCTCCGACACCTCGTCGATGAAGATGTGGCCCCATTCCGACGATAGAATCTTATCGAACTGACTCTCGTCGTTGGCCGACCCGCGTATGGAGCCGAATTTTATGTAGGCGCCGTTGTAGAACATGAGGTAGTTGTCTTTGCCGTTATACTTTGCGAACGGTGTCCCGTCCTTCATGGTTATCTCCTGCCACTTGGCGTAACCGTTGTGCTTGGCTATCGCGTTGAGCACCGCGGGGAGGGTCTGCTGGAGCATTCCGGTTTGCAGCGACGTGAAGAGGTTGCGGAGCACGAGGCAGTTGGCTTTGTGCGCCACGCACTGCACGATGAGCCAGTACAGAATGACGAAAGTCTTTCCCGAGCGCGAGGCGCCGTAAAAGAGCACTTCCTTCCACTGGCCGTCGTTGAGGCGGTTCCACATGATCCTCTGCTTGCGCGTGAGGTGTATGTTCATGTCGAGGCATCCGGCCTTTCTACTCTTGGCTATCATCATCTTCATCGAGGTGCATGCGTATGTCGATCTCCGATATGCGGTTCTCGTCCACGTCCGATCCGGAGGATTCCAGTACGGACATGGTGGCCTTTATGAGGTTCATGGACTTGGTGAGGCCGTCGATCTTCGACTTGGCGATCTCGATCTTCGCCTTCGATGCGGAGGTGCCAATGATGTATATCTGCTCGCGCATTATGTCGTAGACGCCCATCATTTTCAGTTGCTTCTCCACCTGCTCCGATATAGGCCACTCCCACTCCGCGGGCGTCGCATCAGGCATCTGCGGCACTGCTGTCGCGGTCTTTAAAAAGTCTATTGCGGATTTCCTGTCGTCCATGGAGCTCGGTTTTTACGCCCAAATATAAGAATTTACCACGAAGGGCATGAATTATGGAAAAAATTAATAAAAAAAACCTCCGCCCCTGGAGCGGGAACGGAGGAAAAAATAAGCCAGAGTGAGGTGTTTATTTACATTCAGGAATGCCACAGAAGCATTCCGGGAACAAATATAGGGAATTAGTTTTTCAATTCCAAGCGGGTGCGCATATTTTTTCCCTTGCGCATAGATTCGAGCTTCACGGCGGCCGATTTGGAGGGGCGCCGATAGGGCTTGAAGCGCCGGATCATGTCGATGCCGTTCTCGGAGAACAGCTCGGAGGCCACGTATATGATCGTTCCGTAGCGCAGTCTGAGTTTGAGTTTTCGGTCGGCCTCGCGCCGCAGGGCGCGGTACTCTTCCTGCGTCATGCCTTTCGGCCGAGAAGTTATGACGGTTTCGGATCCCGTAGCCACGGAATAGGTTCTACTTTTCATCTTCGGCGGGTTTTTTTTCGGTTTCTTTCGTTTGGACTTCGTCCAGGAACCCGAGCGGCAGGGGGATGTTCATGTCGTCGGGGACGTTGAGGATCATGCGATACTGCGCCATAGACACGAAGCGGCAGCAGTTGTCGTAACTCATGCCGTCGGAAGACAGCCACATGCCGTCCGTGTATTTCGTGAATACGGCGATGACGGCCTCGGCGTGCGAGGAGTTCCAGAATATCGCGAACTTGTTTTCGACGGGGACGAGCGAGGAATCGTCGTTTTTGAACCACTCCAGGAACTCGTCGAAGGAGTAGGTGAGGCCATAGGAGCAGAGGCGGATGGCACCGAGGTCGATGTCGTACGCTTTCAGGAACCCCGAAATATGCGCGGCCGTAGATCGGTCAATTCCGTGCGTCTCCAGCCACGCTTTAATCTCGGCCGTCGTTTTTGTCCCGACCTTCTTGTTCCGGCCGAAAAGAGCCGTCAGTGCGGGACGGCGAAGCAGTTTTTTCATAATCTTTGTTGTTTTTGTTGAAGATATCGTACCTTTTTTTAAGGTCGTAATAGTAGTGCCGTACCGTGTATACGGCAATGCCGAACGTTTCGGCCGCGGCCGCGAAAGCCTCCTGCCGCGGCCCCGAATACGTCCTGCACCAGTTGTCCACGTAGCAGCATATCACGGCACACTGCGCCGCCGTCTCGTTCAGAAGCCCCGCATCCAGCATGAGCTTCACCCCGTCGTCGTATTTTTCGCCGAAATTCGCCGTCACGTAGAGGCGAAGATAATATCCGAACATCTCGGTCATAACCTCAGAATTTAAGCTCCTGTTCCGTAAAGGGTCTGTTTTCCCTCGGCCTCACCCACCCGCGAACCATGTCCAGCGCGTCGACTACCTCCTTGCTCTCCTCGGCCGACATGATGGCATGAGCCGCTTCGCCCTCGCCCGAGTAGAGAGAAACGTGCATAACCCCGTTCTTCGACTTCACCTCGAACTGGAAAGTAACCCCCTCGATAGTGATTGATTTACTTACGCCCATGACAAAGCACGTTTTTTGTTTTACCGGGAATATCCGAGCTGCGCTCGTCCCAGCCGATAGCTATGTTCAGAGCATCCCGGAGCTCAACTATATCTCCAAAGCTCATCTCGCAAATACAATGCCCCTCCCCTTTCACGCAAATGCCAATAAAGGAGAGCAGGCGATTCCCCTTGAGCTCTGCCTCGAAATGACAAGCGCCTTTAGCCCCTACATGCGTAGTAACACTTTTCGTTGTTCCCATAATCAGATTGTTTAAGATTGTTGTACAAATATAGTAATAATATCTTTACCGTCCAAATCCCAGCCCCCCCCCTGAATAACCAAAAATCCTCACAAAACATACCCCCGAAAATCCAAAGACCCGTACCCCCTTCCCAAACCACAAGAAACCAAGCCCGCGAATATCTCGTGTGTTAGAAAGGCTCCAGACCCCGGGCGGCTGTTGACCAAAGACCCGCACCCATTCCCGGTGGCTGTCTCCTTCCTCCGCTCGCTCCACGTTGTTCCGCTCGCTCCGGCTGGCACTCCCCCGGCCACCCCCTGCTCCCTCGTCCGTCCTCGCTCCCTCGCCCCGCTCCCTCTTTCCTCTCCTGTCGTTCTCATGTTCTGGGGCAGGGTCGG